CAAGTGGTCCGAAATGGGGAGCAACTGAACAGAATGCGATGCGTTTTGAAGTTGAAGATATAGTCTTGTCTTACGTGAAAGCGTAAGCAGCTTAAGGAAAGATATGAACTACGAAAAGATTTACTTTGCATTTATCGAGAAGTACAAGAGTCAAGAATTTGGTGAAGGTGTTTATACGGAATCTCACCACATTGTACCCCGCCATGCAGGAGGCGGAGACTCAAAAGACAACCTTATTAGGCTAACCTACAGACAGCATGTGTTTGCACATAGGCTGTTGTGGAAGGCTTATAAAAAGGCATCAGATTTGAAAGCGTGGCTCCTTATGAGTGGGACAGAAGAGTCTGTTAGGGTTGCTCACCATAAGGCACTAGGATTGGCAAACGTAGCTTCTGGGCACTTAGACAGAATAAGGTTACTTGCCAACACTGAACAAAGACAAGAGAAGCTAAAAGAGCTTAACAGCTATAAAGTCAAATCTGGTCTCGCCTACGTCTACATAAAAATGGCACAAGATGTTTGGACAGGCTCTAATCACACAGAAGAGTTCAAGAAACACAGGTCCAAAATTTACAAAGAAAGATACTCTTCTGGGAAGGATCGTGAAAGGATTCTAGGGATGCAGAAGAAAGGTTGTGAGGTAAAGAGAGAAACATCGGCTAGGTTTAGCCAAGAAGTTATAGAAAATGCAGAAAGAAATGAAGAGTTCCTGCACGAAACGTCTTCATTCAGTAAAAATCTATTCATATCACCAGAAGGTTTAATTTTCCAAAGTCCAGCCCTTGCTGCATCTTACTACGGGAACGTAGCACCACACACAATAGATAATTGGTGTAAAAGAAAGCAGCACGGGTGGGAAAGAAAACCTAAAGCGGCGTAAGCTTAACGAACTTACGTGAAAGTAACGGAACAAATTGTAGTGGACTGGACGTATGCTCGCCTGCAAGAGCAAGTCTTCTTCCGTCTCATTAACAGCCTCAAAGTACCAATGACTAACCCCGGCTTTGCAATTATCGAGAACGAGATTCGCTCTGTCCTCTCGCAAGGCGAGGCTAATGGTGCGTTTGATCGTGGATGGATTGTGCAGTCTCCAGACATTTTGAGTATTCCTCAGAACCTCCGTGCTCAGCGTATTGCAGGTGCATTCATGTTCCGTGCTCGTCTGGCAGGTGCTGTACACAAGGTAGTTATTGAGGGTTTCTTAGGCTTGTAACGCCGAGATAACTCTCTAGTACAGTAATAAATTATTAAGAGGAAATAAAATGTCTGATATTTTGATTGGTAATTACTCCCCAGAAGCGGTAGTGATTATCCTATCCAAAGGTGATTTCGTTCACCAAGTAACAGGATTTGCAGAAGGTACTTTTATCTCTGCTACACGTATGGTTCCAGCTAGTGAACCCTACATTGGCTCCGATTGACCACAAGTTTAGTCGCCTTAGTTGGAAACAACTATTGAAGAATCTCTCTAATTGCTGGAAACTCTCGTAAGGTGTGCAGTAGGATATCTAGCAGCAATGCTTTGACGACCCCTTAAAATTTGCACAATAGAGACAATCAGCAGCGAAGCTTCCTACAAGGAAGAACGTCCAACGATCATCCGTAGCTGGAGTAGCCCCAAGTGGGGCGAAATGGGAGACACCTTAACGGATATAGTTCCGAAGGTGATGATATGATCTAATCTACACTGAGAAGTGTAGAACTTACATCCGCACGAGTGTAAGTTCTTCAGATTTAACGAGTCTGAGGTAATAAAAATGATTACAGGTGGTCGTGTAAAACGTCGTAACCGCTCCATGAACGTAACAATTACTCTGCATCAATATAGCCAATCCAACGCTGTACTGCAAGCCCTCCAACGTGCCGATGAAGCTGATGATGGCAACGAGTGGGTTGTTAATGCAATGATTAAAGACATGAGTGGGCAGACAATGTTCTCTTCTAGTCAAACAATCATTGCAACTACTCCGGATGTAACTCTATCGTCTACCACTGAAATGCGTGACTGGACTCTGTTCATGTTTAATAGTGATAGTTTGATCGGTGGTAACACACCAATTGATGCTGCTTCTGTTGCTGCTATTGAGTCCACTGGTGGTGTGGTTGAGGACCGCTGGAAGGCATAACAACTAGCCTTATATACGGGGCTTGAAATATAGCCCCATTTTAAAAGGAGAGTGCATGAGCACAAAGTTGTTTACCTATATCCCAGAGTCAGTGGTGTTGCTTCTTGCAGGTATATACCCAGTACGGGGTTTTGTAGATGGAACCTTTATTGAAGTGACGAAGGACGTTGTACCCTTCACTTCCCGAAGAACATCTGATGGCACAGTTAGTCGTTTATATAATAACGATCAAACATACACCATTGACATTACACTGCACAACGGATCAGAAGCTAATGACTTCCTGACTAAGTTGTGGCAATTGGATGAACTCACCCAACGTGGTAAGTTTCCGGTGATGATTAAAGACCCGAGCGGGAGTGATCTTTTCTTTAGTACAACCACTTGGATTGAAGGTATTCCACCTCTCGTAAAGAGTAGTGGAATTAGTGAGAGGACTTGGACTCTTCGTAGTAGTCAAGCCATTATCAACATTGGTAGTAACCAAGACCCCTCATCCATCGTAGGCGACCTTATTAACATTGCAACTTCTGCCCTCCCATCTATTGAAGGGCTAATCTAATGGCTAATAAGTTTTCTGTACACACATACAGCCCCTCAGACCTTATTCTTACAATGGGGGGTTACACTGTTGTTGGATGGGATAGGGTGGTGGTTACGAGGGATCAACCCTCTTTTCTACCAGTTAAGGGTATTCGTGGTAAGCATACACGAGTGAAGTCTAAAGATACAAGCTGCTCTATCGTAGTTACACTAATCCAAACGTCCCCATCGAACGATGTGTTCTCCAGCATCCTTAATCTGGATGAAGTTAGGGGCACTGGTAGACTTGGTGTTCTAGTTAAAGATATGAGCGGTCGTAGCATCTTTGGTAGCAATGAGGCTTACATCACAGGATTTCCAGAAGTAAGTTATTCTGGGGAGTTTGAGTACCGTAGTTGGACAATCTATTGTCAGTCCACACAGACGTACTCCATTGCGGGTAACTCAATGCCGCAAACAGGACTACTTGATGCTGCTCTTGAAGGTTTGAGTGGACTCGTTGGTCGTGCAAGTGGTGCTGTATCAAGCGTTATTGATGGCATATTGTAAATTTAATTAATAGTCGGAGGAGACAAATTATGGCAAAGCTGAACATGGCAGACATTGCACTGCCCCAAGAAATTGTTGAAGTAGATAGTGTTGAATATCTTGTCACTGCACTTCCAGCAACATACGCACTACAGTTTATGGAGAAGTATCAGGAAGCTTTGACAAGCGGTAAGAGTGATCTTGCCACTATGAAAGAAGTGATTGTTAAGTCTGTCTGCAAGGATAACAAACAAATCACAAACCAAAGTTTTGACATTATGTTTGCTCGTAAGTTTCTTCATCTGTCCAAGCTTTATCAAGCTGTGCTGAGCTACAACTTTGAAGATGTTTTTACGGAACCCGATACAGAGGAATAAAAGAATCTGAGTCGGGGCAGAAAAAGACAGGTGCTGTGGAGAAGGAGATTGAAATTTCTTTCTCCCAACGCTGGGAAATCTACAGAGTTGCAATGCACGAGAAAGGTGGGTTGCATTTAGTTGCAGACATGGACACTAAATACTCCGTAAAGCAGCTCTACGACATGCTTGAGATGTTGGATGTATATGACGCGATGAAGAAGATAGCCCACGAACAGGCTGTACTAGAGGCTAAACAGAAATCTGGAAAGGGGTGATCTTTTGAAGATAGCCGAGTATTTCGCATCTATAGGGCTGCGTGTAGATAACAAAGATGTTGCTAAGGTAGATAAGTTCCTTGCAAATGTAGGGAAAAATCTAAAGACTTCCATCTCTGGCACAGAGGGTCTTGAGAAAGCAGTAAAGAAAGAGACCAAAACTGCTGTAGATGGGCTTGAGAAGAAAGCACAAGCTCAGAAGAAAGTAGCTCAGCAGATCGCTGTTACAGCTAAGAATCAAAGAGCTTGGAACAAAGAGTTTACCCACAGTATCAAGAATCTTACGCCATCAGGCTCAATGTCTAGGCGTGCAAGGCAAGATCAACTGAATGCTGTGTTCGGTGCTGTTGGATCAAACCCTAGAACACAAAGACTATTAAACAGCCGACTCTCATACCTTCCCGGAGGCAAGAGTGACGAGTTGTCTAACATGGCAGCTCACTACAGAAATGAGCAGAAGATTGCAGCCCTTAAAGAGAGAGTACGCAGAGAAGAGGAGTCTTCTGCCCGTAGAATAATGGAGCTGCGGCAAAGGGATTTAGAAAGGCGCACGCGCAACCAGCAGCGCATAGAGCGTCAAGCAGTTGCCCACCAGCAGTCGTTGGAGAGGATACAGGCTCGTGCAGCATCTAGGCAACAAGGGTCAGCCGGAAGGAGTGACGCCTCTTATGGACGAGCAAACTACCTACATGCTGGTGGTGCAGCAGGAGCTTTTGCACGTTATGGTATGGCAAGTCTTCCCTTTGTAGGTGGTGTGTATGGCTTGGGAACTCTCAATACAGCCAACCGCGAAGGCATCTCAGCTCGACTCACCACACAAGCTGTAGTAGAGGCTGCTGGATTACAGGGACGTGGAGAAGAGGCATTTGGTTGGTTGAGAAATCAAGCTAACCGTATTGGCTTTAGCTACATGGACCAGTCACAAGATTATAACAACTTCCTGTCCAACTCCCTCGGAGCTGGATTGGGGTTGGAAGAGAGTCAGGACATCTATCTAGGCTTTGCTGAATACTCTAAAGCAATGGGTATTACTCCAGCACGCCAGAAGCTTGTGATGAACGCCCTTAGCCAGATGCAAGGTAAAGGGGTTCTTTCGATGGAGGAATTACGACGCCAGATGGCAGAGAGTATGCCGGGTTAACATAAGTAGCCCCTATCTGAAGAAATTTGGATAGCAAACCTATCTAATTGCGGGAAAGCCCTTAGAGCTTGATTTTACTTAAAAGTGTGGTACACTTGTATTTTAAGTATCAAGATTGGGTGATCCGCAGCGAAGACCCGATCTTCTCTAACCAAGGAGGTCACAAATGTTTTATGTAGTCCCGAATTATGAATTTGCACAAGTAAGTGAGGACGGCCAGCTTAGGAGCACTTTGACAGGCTCATTATGTACACCCTACACGGATAGGGATGGCTACTTGCGTTGCAATGTGTGGAATGGAGAGAAGTTGCGTGGTATTTATGTTCACCGGGCTGTTGCATTGGTTTTTGTAGAGAACCCTTATGCAAAACCTATTGTGAACCATAAAGACTCTAATCGGCAGAATAACGAAATTAGTAACCTTGAGTGGGTTACA